CTTTATTTTGGGCCCCTCGGAAGGTTCATGTCGACCAACAGACGAATACCAGTTGATCGGCGCGTGCGTGCAGACGGTGTCTGCTTAGTATTTTACCCAAAAATCCGAACACATATCAACAGCACTGGTTGAGCTTTGTCAGCGTGGACACGTCAAACGTAGCGGTGCCTATTTGACGTAAAGCAGATTGATCACAAGATCGTCGTAGCGATGACTAACGATTGAGTGGTTTATTAACGTAACTATCAGGAGAGTAAGATGAGTGACTTAGCAAAGGAAATTCAATCAACGTTTCTTATAAACAGCAATGTTGTAGCGTCGTTGAGCGACATAATCAGAGTAGACGAAGGATACTACTTCCCACCATCGGTCATACGTATCTGGCGTGAAGCCAAGAACGCTGCAGACTTAACACGCGGCAAGAAAGGCGCGTTAGCTCAAGTCATATCAATGATATGCAGAGATGACGGTATATACACTGACCCTGATTACAGACCGACTAGCGGTATTGCGACACTAGCTGCGTATCGCGTCATCAGAGATTTTGTTGCACACGAACTACGTGATCGTCAAATCATTCAAGCACCAAAGCAGCCAGCACCGATCCGCAAACCATTTACACCTTTTTCAATTGATTAAGGTTAAGGAGATAACATGATAAAAGCTACCATTTCGAAGAACGTATTTAAGGGTATCCCATGGTGGTTATTACCACAAACTAACTACAAAGGTAGGAATTGAGTTTATGTTGAATACTAATAATAATACAAACATGACATCATCATATTCCATCATCGGTATCCTCGCTGCGCGTATTGAGGGTTACTCAACCTTCGATATAGCCGAAGCTTATGACATCAGCGAGTTCGACGTTTCAAGGCATGCTTCAGCATCTCTCCATGACGTCCTTCGCGAATTTGGACTCGTCACACAGTTCAGAATCAGATTCGGTGGTGTCAACGCTTCGTACACAGACTTCGCCGACTGGATAGAAAAGACCCGCGGAGTCCCGTGGGTCGCGGTTCTGACTGAACGTGAAGCCATCGAGGTAGTAGAAGTTTTGCAGTATATAAAAGCACTAGTGCGTTACAATTCATCATCTTTATCAAGAGCAATCTCATCAAAGGAGACACACAATGTCGAGAAAAATCATCATCATTCCAGTTAAAGCCGTTTTACCAGAGGGCGTTACTATACCAGTTGTTTCGGAGGGGTCGTTCATCGATCGCTTATATGAGGCGACCGATAAAGAGATTATCCTTCCTGTCACGACGCGTGAGCTACAATTGCTCATCGAGTATCGCGACTTACTCGACATTGACATCCGCGCAGTTATAGGGCTCACAGGTGCAATGTATAATACGATTTGGAACACGTACATCTCGACCTTGACTCGTATAACTACAGACAACTTACTGTATGAATCTAAGGAAGAGGCTGACGCTGCATCACAAGCAGGTCAAAATGTCGAATCGACATACGAATCGAGAAAGTCGTCTGTCGTGCCACTTAACACCAAGAAAGTTGAAGAGGACGACGGGGAGATAATGTAATGTCGTTTGACGATAGATACAAAATCGACCGCCGTCGCGTCGAAAACTGGAAACCGCTCCTCGAGAGTCAAGGTTTACGGCGCATACTCCAACGTAAAAGATATTCGAAGGGTGTCGAGCTATACCCGAACATTGTCTCGGATGCTCCTATCACACTACGCGAGATGCCTAAACTTGTTCGCTCCTTGAACGCGGCTTTCAAATATAGTGTTAAAGATGACGGTTTAGTCGGGTCAAACGCGATCGCCGGCAATTTCAATGCGTTGCTAACGGTAGCCGGCCACGGTATGCATCCAGCGTCAATCCCTCCGGTTACGAATGCCTTAATACGAAGCGGCCTTGAACTTAAAGACGCTTTTCAGTCTGATAGGCATCGTAGAATCGCCGAAGCTATCTTTGATGCAATGATGTCAGAGCCAGTACCGGCTAAGGTGTCAATCAGACGCGAGGCATCATCTGGTTCCCCCGATTACGTGTCAGACATCGTGTACAAGAAGGATGCACTCCGTGTCGCACTTGAGAATCTAGATGAGTTTCTCCAACTCATCGCTGACGGTAAGCTGCTTGAACTATACGTTAAGTTTAATTCAACTATTGTTCAAACATTAGGTGAGCGTACGCAAGCTGACTCCGCTGAACTCACTGATTCTGAACTTATTTCAAAACCACGCGAAGTTAACGATGAGTTAGCTGCGAGATCGGGATTGAAAGAAGGACGCAGATTCACTGCTGATAAACGTATTTTCATTGATGGGAATGAAGTTAAGTTTCACGCTGCAGGCAGACGGCGCGCTGTATTCGGTATGTCATTCACGGTAAACTATATCATAGCTGCTGTGTATGCTGCGTACCGTGAAACGTATCTTAACAGGTACGCTTTTACGTGGAAGCACCGCACGCCTGATTCGATCTTGGAGAAGATGAGAGGTTTTAGTAATATGGCCGGTTTTGACGTCAAGCAATTTGACCAGTCAGTACCGACTTTCTTAATCGACTTCTATTGCGCACGTCTCGAACGCGTGATGGATAAAAGATTGGCGAAATTAATACGGATGATGTTCGCTGCTCCATATATCATGCCTCACCCCGGTATCTACGGGCGCGAATTCGAGCCGATCGATCCACTATTCGGTGACGACCCTTTCGACGAGGCAACTTTCGTCATGGAATTGGGTTTACCAAGTGGTATTGCGTGTAATCCAGATTTTGGAAAGTTCGCGATGATGTTCCAGTACCTCTGCGTCGCTGACGAGTATTATCACGACGTGCTTGAGTTCGGGGTCGACGACATCTTACGCGGGGAGCATCCCAAATACGCTTTTCTCAATATGGGTGACGACTGCGTCTTATTGAACAACGATGACGCCTTTCAGCGCTGGATATTGGATGAGAAGTATTCATCCGATTACTTCGCCGTTGAGCGGGAGGAACCAATCTCGTTCTTAGGTAACGTACCATATAGAGATGACGCCGGAAAATTGCAATTGGCACCGAATATTGCATCTTTCTTCGTTAACTGGTTAGTCCCGGAGCATGGTGTCAATTCACGCATGCGGAAGAATTTCTGGGCAGTCGGTGACAGAGAGCGTCGACAGCACTATTCACGCGCGCCTGCATACACTGAGGCGTACGGAATATATGAAGATTGGTTCGTCAATGCTTTTGGGCGGACACCATCTTCGATCTCAGCTGAGTATTACGACACGCAACGTAAGATGAGTGGGTTGTCTTATATCGATGCTCTTGTTTTACAAAACCCAGCGTATTTAGCATATCGTTTTGACGCTGATGATGTCTCACCAGATGTACTAGATTTACTCGTAACATCACTGCCAGCCGAAGAGGTTTGGCCTTTAATCAACAAATTTATTTCATAGGAGAATTAAAAATGGCACAAGATCAAACGACCATGTCGCTATCAGAGCGATTGGCGACAGCACGCCGCGACATTGCTGTATCTTTGAAGTTAGAAAAAGTGTACCAATTCGCACGCGATGGAGAGTCTGTTGCTCTAGTCGAATCGACCCCCGTTGCTTTCCATTCGTGGACTGACGTTGAGGTCCAAGGAAAGGTTGAACCGATTGAGGTTCAACTAGGTCGTGGTAAAGCTGACACGATCAAACTTTACCCCGGTGTTACCGTAATCATGGGCAAAGCAGGTTCAGGGAAGACCTTAACCGCGTATGATCGTATCTTTCGATCACTCATCGCTAAGTATGGTAAAGCGTTTGCTCACTATACAAAGATCTTCGAACCTGGCGAATCAGAACGCTTCGACGCGGGATCGACATCAGAGCCAGTGTTCGAGGCGGAATTCGCCGCTACACTCGCGCATCACTTGTTGAGTGATACCACGCGAGTATACATCGTCGACTCCTTCAGATACCTGTTCTACGGCAGTGGTTCAGGTGCTACGGGTAAAGGTGGTGTTAATATGTCATTATTCATGGACTTGACGCACTTAGACACGGTAGCCAGAAAATTGGGTAAAACCTTGGTTATTCTAGTCAACCCAATGACCGACGATGACACGGCCTTCGACTTCTATGTTGAAGCTGCTGTTGGCGCCGTGAGTTCGGTGTTAATTATGAAAGCTTATAATGAAGCTCGTTTCTCGTCCCGTGACAGCGAGAACAGATCGTTCTTTAATATAAAGATCACTGAATCGCCATTCGTTAAGAGCTCCGCTCAAGACGTTATTAAACCGCAACGCGCACCAACCGAGCAAACGGACAAGGTGAGCAATCTTTTTGATCGAAATACAAGAAAATAAGGAAAACATATGTCAAACGTTAAACTAGAAGGTGGTCATTTACAACTCGCAGTCGGCAGAGGCAAACCGAAGACACTTAACACAATCATCAGGTCCGTGAATGAATTTATCAGGCCACAGGGTGAAGTTCGCTCGATTGCCAAGTTCATCAACATCATGCTTGACAAACGCGGGCCAGGTTTATGGCAAGGCGTAGTAGGTGGTCCTAAATCGAAAACCGAACACCTAGCTGAGCTGATGGTCACACATGGCGTCGTCGAGCAAGTCGCAACACAACTAATGGATGGCAACTTGTTGCGCAATATTAACGACAAAGTCGTTCGAAACAACCAGCGCTTCCGTTCGGGTGTTTTCACTATGGATTACCCATCATTGTTTGATGCAGTGTCATCAGTGGTTGGTGGATCGAAGAGTGCAAACGATCCAGCTCGTCACGTGACGCGCATCATCACTGAGATCATATCGCAAGCATATACAAAGATCAACGTTATGGTACCTTTTGTTGGTGTCGTCGAATTAATGTACGAGGTATCCCCGATTGCCAATACTGATACAATTATTACAGCAGCTGACGTAGCCGCTGTCTCTGAAATCCTGGAAATGATCGAATTGTCGATCTCGATCAAGGACGCACGCGAGTTCTCTCCAACTGTGACTGAGGCTATCCTAGGCCCAATGTTAACACAAGCTGCGAACCGCCTGA